GATACTGTTAGAATAAAGTTTGCTACTGTAAAAAATGCAAGAGCAACCGTACGAAAAGTAAAAAGAGTTCGTAAATCTTATGCTAGAAAAATTCAAATACTAACTGTAGGAGAACAAAGAGCAAAAGTAATGGGTAAGAAAAGTGTAGCTAAAGTATTCAAATCAGCCAAAGCAGGGTTAAGGAGAGCTAGAAATGCCAAGAAAACGAAGAAAAAGAGATTCAAGACTTAAAAGGGCAGGTGTATCAGGATATAATAAACCTAAAAGAACTCCAGGTCACCCTAAAAAGTCGCACATTGTTGTTGCAAAAGTCGGAAACAAAATAAAAACTATTCGATTTGGGCAACAGGGAGCAAAAACAGCGGGTAAACCGAAGAAAGGGGAGTCTGAAAGAATGAAGCGTAAAAGAGCATCATTCAAAGCAAGACATCGTAGAAATATAAGAAAAGGAAAAATGTCCGCAGCATATTGGGCAAACAGAGTAAAATGGTAGAAGATATAGATTTAAGATATTTGGATGAGAGTTGGCTTGAAAATCTTTCAGAGTCAGCAACAGCAGTATTAGATAAAGTAGACAAAGAGGCTTCTAAGACAGGTCAACTCACCGAAGAAAACTTGCAGATCTCTGCATTGTGTGGAGGATTCCTATATCTATACCATCTTGCTCAATCCCATCAAATCATTCATTCAATAGACAATATAACGAAACATTGACACTAGAAATCAGTCGCAAAGACATAGAGGGAAGGGAACTAACCTCTTATCAATCAGAAGATAGGTTTATCAAACTTCCAATAGAACCATATATGGAACTATTGGGAGTTACTCCTATTGCATCTCAAATAGCAATCATCAATGCAATCAATAATCCTAAGTATCGTTTTGTCTGTGGTGCAGTATCAAGACGACAAGGAAAAACTTACATATCAAATATAATTGGACAGCTTACAGCGCTTGTTCCAAATACGCACATATTAATTATGTCGCCTAACTACTCACTCTCTCAAATATCTTTTGACTTACAAAGGCAACTTATACGACACTTTGATTTAGAAGTAACAAAAGATAATGCAAAAGATAGAGTGATAGAAATATCAAATGGTTCTACAATTCGTATGGGGTCTATTAATCAAGTAGATTCATGTGTAGGTAGATCATATGACTTAATCATTTTTGATGAGGCAGCTTTAGTAGATGGCAGAGATGCTTTTAATGTCGCACTTCGTCCAACACTAGACAAAGATAACTCAAAAGCAATATTTATCTCTACACCTCGTGGTAGAAATAACTGGTTTGCAGATTTCTTTTATCGTGGATTCTCAGACGAGTTTCAAGAGTGGTGCTCGATCCGAGCAACCTATCACGAAAATCCACGCTTTAGTGAGGAAGATATTGTAGAGGCAAGAAGGTCTATGTCAGGAGCAGAGTTCGCTCAAGAATATATGGCTGACTTTAATACTTATGAAGGTCAGATATGGGCTTTTGATCATGAAAACTGTATTGCAGATTTGAGTGAACTTGATACAAGTCAAATGGATGTTATCGCAGGACTTGACGTAGGGTACAAAGATCCTACAGCATTATGTGTCATAGCATACGATTGGGACTCAGGCAACTTCTATGTACTAGATGAATATTTAGATGCAGAACGAACGACTGAGCAACATGCTATGCAAATAAAAGCACTACAAGAAAAGTATAGTATTGATTGGATTTACATAGACTCAGCAGCTCAACAGACTAGATTTGACTTTGCACAAAACTATGATGTAACTACTATTAATGCTAAGAAGTCTGTGCTTGATGGTATTGGAGAAGTTGCAAGTATAGTAGATAATAATAAACTTATAGTTGATCAAAGATGCTTTCACACTCTTGAATGTTTAGACCAATATCAGTGGGATCCAAATCCTAATCTTATGAAAGAAAAGCCACGACATGATAGATTCTCTCATATGTCAGATGCTCTCAGATATGCGCTGTATACTTTCGAGACATCAGCAACAACTTTTTAAATTAACCACACCTACGAAAAAATGTTTCTTGACTTTTTCGTGGTATTTTAGTATAATACAAGATAAGAGAAAAATAAATGAATCTTAAGCGAGACTTAGTCAAATACGTTAGAGACAAAGCAAAGTCAAAATACGACAAGGGAACGGAATGTCTCATTTGCGGAAGTAAGGAAAATCTGGACTTTCATCACTTCTACGGAATGACGGAACTGTTAGAGAAGTGGTTAAGAGAGAATAAATTAAATATTGATAGCGCTGAAGAAATAATGGAAGTTAGAGATACGTTTATACAGGAGCATATTTCAGAACTATACGAAGAGGCTGTAACTCTTTGTCATGATCACCATTTAAGATTACATTCCATTTATGGAAAACGACCCAAACTATTCACAGCCCAAAAACAAAAGCGTTGGGTATTAAAACAAAGAGAAAAATATGGCATGGTATGACAGAATACTAGGTAGACAAACAAATATCTACAGCGATGACGAAAAACATAATCCTGCTCAATACCTAATCGGTAGAGAGGAGGGTTTAACTATAGAGTCTAGAGAAGTCGTTACTAGATATCGTGATGCTTATGAAAAACTAGAAGTTGTAAATCGTGCAGTAAACATTGTAGTAGATGATGTCGCAGAGATACCAAGCGATGTTGGACCAAAAATACCTGGTCTAAATCCTGTATTTAAAAATATTAGAAAAGTTACTGTTAATAACTTACTTAATGTACAACCAAACCCATTTCAAGATGTAAATACTTTTAAAAGAAATCTGATAATTGATTTACTGATTGATGGTAATATATTTATTTACTTTGATGGACAAGGCATGTATCATTTGCCTGCTGAAAATGTAAATATAGAAACAGATGAAAAAACATACATAAGCAAGTATACGTATGACGGAATGATAGATTATACTCCAACTGAGATAATCCATATTAAAGAGAACTCATTTAATTCAATATATAGAGGAGTTCCAAGATTAAAGCCTGCATTTAGAACTATGCAACTTTTATCTAGTATGAGAAACTTTCAAGATAACTTTTTTAAGAATGGAGCAGTGCCAGGACTAGTACTTAAAAGTCCTAATACACTAAGCGAAAAAATAAAAGAACGTATGCTAGCTGCTTGGAGAGCCCGTTACAACCCGAGCACAGGAGGGAGACGACCATTGATACTAGATGGTGGTTTAGAAATAGATAACTTGACGGAGGTAAACTTCAAAGACCTAGACTTCCAAGCAGCTATTGAGGCAAATGAAAAGATTATACTACAAGCAATAGGTGTACCACCATTGCTATTGGATAGTGGGAACAATGCAAATATTAGACCTAATCATAGGTTGTACTACTTAGAAACAGTACTACCTATTGTAAGAAAGATTAACTTTGCATTTGAACGCTTCTTTGGTTTTGACCTTTCAGAAGATGTGAGCAATATACCTGCTCTTCAGCCCGAACTGAAAGACCAGGCGGCATATTACAGTACTTTAGTTAATACTGGTATTATGACACCTAACGAAGTCAGAGATGCAATGAGAATGAAGCCGTTAGAAGGGCATGACGACTTAAGAGTGCCTGCTAATATAGCAGGCTCAGCAGCGAATCCATCAGTAGGTGGAAGACCTGAACAAGAGGAAGATAATGGCGAATAAAAAACAATTATTAAAACAACTAGCTGATTATTTTGCTGAAAAAGGTAAGTTTTTATCGGCTGCAGAGTACAAAGCTGCAGAAGATGCTCCAATGAGATTTGTAATCGCTAAAAGGCCTTTTGGATCTTGGTCGCGAGTAGCTTCAATGATAAAAACTAATTATCCTGAGGAATGGGCTAAGATGAATGCTCCTATAGTGGAGGAAGCACCAAAGCCTGCACCTAAAAAAGCTACTAAGGCTGCTACAAAGCCTAAGGCAACAAAGGGGAAATAATTATGCAAAAGATTTTTAATTTAACATCAACTTTCAAATCCGTTGAACCCAACGAAGATGGAAGTGTTAATATCAAAGGATATGCCAGCACTAACGACACAGATCGTGCAGGAGATGTTATTATGAAAGAGTCGTGGGAGAAAGGAGGATTAGATAATTTTACAAATAATCCAATCATTCTTTTTAATCATGACTACAATAAACCTATCGGCAGAGCCACCTCATTAGAGACTGACGAAAAGGGACTAAAGATTACAGCAAACCTGTCAAAAAGTGCTGGTGATGTAACCAATTTAGTGAAAGAGGGTATTCTAAGAGCATTCAGTGTCGGCTTCCGTGTCAAAGACGCAGATTATATGGAAGAAGGCGATGGATACTTGATTAAAGATGCGGAGTTGTTTGAAGTAAGCGTGGTATCCGTACCCGCTAATCAATCAGCCACCTTCTCTGTGGCGAAGTCTTTTGATACTCAAGAGGAATACTCTGAGTGGAAAAAGCAATTTGTCAAACCAACCGAGGCTAAAAAGCCTCAAGATACAGACAAAATGTCTGTCTTCAAGGAAAATAAAATGTCAGAAAATAAAGACTTTAATCTTGAAGAGTTTGCAAAAACAGTTGCTAAAGAAACTACGGCAGCCATCGCGATGCAACAAGCCGAAGCAAAAGCTTCCGCTGAAGCTGAAGAAAAAGCAGTTGCAGAGAAGGCAGCCGAAGAGAAAGCAATAGAAGATGCAAAACTCGAAGAAAAGAAAGCTGAAGTAACAGCTATTATCGAAGCTGGAACATCTGGAGCAGAAACACTAGTTTCTGATTTAGAGAAGCGTATCGATAGTCAATATTCTAACGTTGAAGAAGTAGTAGAAAGCCTGAAAGCTGAGCTACAAGAAAAATCTGAAGAAATCGCACAAATCAGAGAGTCTAAAAGAATCTTTGGTGAAAGACAAAAAGGCGGCGGTTTAGAAGCCTATGCCTCAGATTTGGAAGATGTATGGCTACTAGGTAAAGCTACTGGTAAAGGACTAAATACTAAATTTGGACAGGAGACTATGGAAAAAGTCAATGGTCATTCAGGTATTGATGTATCCTCTGCAGATTTTGAGCAAACTGTTTCAACTAACATTGAAAGAGATATTCAAAACGAACTAGTATTAGCTCCTCTATTTAGAGAAATAGCTATGACTTCTGCAACTCAGATATTACCAATCCTACCAGATGCTGGTTATGCTGAATTTACAAGCAACCAAACAGCATCAGGATCAGCGCCTCATGGTAACTTAGACCCAAGAGGAGATGCTTATGATCCTTCAAATGGTGCGGGTATCGTAATGACTGAAAGAACCCTTACAACCAAAAAACTGATCTCTCAATCATTCTTAGGAAACGAGACAGAAGAAGATGCGATTCTACCAATTCTTCCTCTAATTCGTGAATCAATGATTAGATCACACGCTAGAGGCGTGGAAAATGCTTTACTTGCTGGTGATGACGCTGATGGCGTATACGGCACAAGTGGAGCAACGTTCGAAGGACTCTTGCACTTGTCAAGAAATGATTCGGACTTTACACAATCTTCAACAGCATTTGCTTCTGACTCTCTAACAGCACTACAACTTTTAGCTGCTAGAAAGAATATGGGCAAATACGGCTTAAAGCCAGAAGAAGTAATTTATGTAGTATCACAAACAGGATACTATCAACTTCTAGAAGATGCTGAGTTCCAAGATGTAAACTTAGTGGGCGATATGGCTACTAAGCTTTCTGGAGAAATCGGAACGGTATTTGGATCTAGAGTAATCGTTTGTGACGAGTTCGCAACGCCTGCTGTATCTAAATTCCACGCGATTGCAGTATATCCTAGAAACTATGTGGTGCCAAGACTTCGTGGTGTGACTGTTGAGTCAGACTATCAAGTGGCAGAACAAAGAAGAGTACTAGTGGCTTCACAAAGACTTGGTTTCATCGATCTAATTGATGGTGCTACTTCTAAGTGGGGACTAATGTATAAAGCTTCTTAATAATACATACCGCGCTACGCGGATATGAAGAAATATGCTGGGTGACTTGGAGGAGTAAAGGCTCCTCCAAGTTTCACCTTTTAAGGACACAAAATGGCAAATCTAATTACTACTAAACAGTACAAAGACTACAAACAGATGGATCACAATAAGGACGATGCTAAAATCGATACCTTAGTTGCCTCTATAAGTCAAATGGTTAAGACATATTGTGGACACTCTATAATTGATTTCTATTCAGCTACTAAACTGGAAACTTTCGATATAGAGGATCAACTCACTTCGGAGATTTTTCTCACAGAATCTCCACTCGTAAGTGTTTCTTCGGTAAAGGAAAGACTCTCTATAGCTAGCAGCTTTACCACTCTAACTGAGAATGTCGATTATTATATAGATATAGAACATGATCGCATCAGAAGAATAGATGGAGATAGAGGGGTCGATTATTGGCCGCAAGGGTTTGGATCAGTACAAGTGGTGTACAATGCAGGATATGCTGCTGTGCCCGCTGATTTGAAGTTAGCAGTTTATGACTTAATTACTTATTACCTAAAAGAAGAATACAAAACACAACGTTCAATTGCTGGAACCACCCTAAGAAATGAAGGCAGTACTTCAATTAGAAATGATATAGGGTTTCCAGATCATATCAAAAGGGTACTAGATCTTTATAAAATTATAGATGTAGTATAATGGCAACGTCATATATAAATGAAGTATTAGACGAAGTATTTCAACGAGGTGTCGCTTTAGAAAAAAGACAAAATTCTGAAACTGCAAATATACACCATGCTATTATAACTACAGATTTTGTAGAGGCAGCCTATCGAGCAGGCCTTGATGAATTTAATGTTGCATATACAAAGAAGGATTTAGAAAATATTAGCAAAGAGTTTATGGATAGACTTAAGCCAGCTCTTAAAGCTAGAAGAATAAAAACTACTAAAACCCCCTTAGGCGGAGGAGGTATAATAGCTTCTTCAAGCCCAAGAAAAGCTAAAACTAGAAAAAGCGACGTATCTCTTGAGGATATAAAAGCAGCTGTTAGATCGGCTAAAGCTGCTGTTCGTCCTAGACTAAATAAACTAGTTGGTGATAGACAGAAAGCAGGAAAAATACAAGGAAAACTTCAGTATGCACATGGGGAGGGTGGAGGCCCCATAAGCACTATAGGAACAGAAGCTGGCTTAGAGGTAATTGACATAATTAACTCTC